GAGGAAACCTGCACCCTCACTGAAAAGTGATTTCGCAGACCTCAATAAGAAAGCGTAGGGAGTAGCAATACTCGTAGGAAGCACCGTTCGACCGACCTAAGTCATTTTTGTAAATGACGTCGGAAAGCTTTAATTGTTAACAACGATGAGATTAGGTTCGAATCCTAATGAAAAATCCGTCCATTTGTGATGGAGCTTGGTTTCTCACTAAGTCGAAAACTAACATTTCAAGTTCACTCTGATTGATTTTATGATACGGTCGGAACAACGGTGTGTCCCCTATAATCCGTCTTGACGAACAAACGACGATGCCTTACGGTACTCTCGGTAAGTTCGAAGACAGCAGTGATAAAGCACCTGCCGTCCCTAACGGAACAGCGGGATCTTTAAAATTGTACATATTCCAGCTCCTTGGTAAAACAAGGGCAAACAGTTATTACCTCCGATGAAGAATCGGTCCAGTTCAATGTAAAACATTGTTGGAAGTAATACTGGGATAAAAGCTCTCTGGAATGAGAGGCCGTTAAACCGGTATTAGGCATAAACGTTATTCTGGATAAGTCGTCTCAATGAAAAATAGTTGAGCGCACCGAGAACGGTGGCTGGAACTAAGTTCCATAAGAGATACGTCCCACCCGGAAATAGCCGAGTTCTACACACCATCTAATATAATGAAAACAAAATTCAATATACTAGACGTGATAAGAACGAGATATGTGCAAGTAATTAAGATGGTGCCACTTTCCAATAAGATTGGAACCTTATTAGCTTTCCCATTCAGGATAAATACTTATTTATCCATGGGGAAACGAACAGGGCTGGCTGCAAGAGTAATAAACACAAAGAATTTCATTCTTTTCGTTTTACGATTGTTTAACAATCATGGAGCAACTTTCACCATTCAATGGTTGAAAGCCTCACATGTTGCGTTACAAAAGTATCTCGGAAATGACAGACTTCGGTCTTTACGTACCTTAAATGCGGATCTACCTCTGCCCCGTTTAAACAACGGGGTTCCACGTTACATTACTGTAGCGGACAGAGTGATGATCAGAAAAGGTGATGTACGTTTCATAAGATTCCATTTAGGTTTGTTAAACCTTTATAGAGTCCTTGAAGCGCCCGGCGTATTAAAAATTAATACGATTACGGATCCCTTTTCTGGTAGTCAGGAATTCTTAGATAGATTGTTAGAACGGGTAAAGTCAGGAAAATTTCTTTTCTTTGACCAATTACCTGGTTTTAATAACATTATAAAACTGTCGTTATCTCCCACTAAATTCGTTTTATCTAGATCGGCATCGCCATCTAATAAAATGAGTGCGGAAGGAATAATTACAGATATAATGATCATGAATTCTGAACGACCCGATTTATGGCAAGATATATTAGACTACCTATACCTGACGAAACCTGTGGTCACACGGTTCGTACGGTTACTGCAAATGGGGTATTCTCTCGGTCAAAGACTGGAGAAACCCATACAATTTGTGAGTCCAGAATCAGGAAAAACGTATGAAGGCGGAGGCTTACAAATGAAAGCTTCCGTTGCGGCACATGGCTTAGGTCCAGGGAGTGCTTTATCGCAGTTTGCGGTAAAACATGAAGCAGCTGGAAAAATCCGGCTCTTCGCCTTAATCGATAGTATTACACAATCGGTTATGGCCCCCCTACACCAAGCTATGTTCGCTCTTCTACGTATAATACCTAATGATGGAACCTTCGATCAAGAAGGATCTATAAAAAGATCTCAGCAAAAAGCTATTGCAGCTAACTGTGCTTACTCGTTTGATCTAACGGCGGCGACTGATAGATTACCGGCTATTCTAACTGCCTTCATAATTGAAGGTATTTGGAAATTGCCTGGTATCGCACTACTCTGGAAGTCAATAATGACTAACAGAGACTTTGCCTTTAATGGTAAAGTAGCTGAAAAGCTTGGTGTCTCTATCGGTCCCTACCGTTATTCGGTTGGTCAGCCTATGGGTGGTCTCTCTTCATGGCCTGGGTTAGCAATAACCCACCATTGGATTGTTCAATATGCTGCGTATCTCGCTCAATTGAGATGTAAGGAATCGACAGATTTCTCGTGGTGTGAAAACTACGAGGTTCTCGGTGATGATTTAGTTATTTTTGATGCAGAAATTGCATCGGAATATCTTAAAATCATGACCGGGATCGGATGTGAAATTAATATGAATAAAAGTATTAATTCTCCATCTAAACCTGTGTTTGAATTCGCTAAACGTACATGTATTGGGAACACTATTGTGTCCGGTGTATCTTTAAATCAAGTTCGAGCTGGTTGGAATGTAGGATCTCGGGTTGCTAACGCTTTAAGCTTTAGTCAAACTGGGCTTCTTACTTCTGTATCATTACTCGCAACTACACTTTCTAGATATGGGACAGTAAAACTAACTCCAAAAGAGTTAGGATTACCTGTACTAGCATTACTAGGGTCTCTTTACCAACAAGGTAAATTGACGCATAGAATGTTAGCGCATGCTTTAGTCAACCCGCATTACGCGGATAGTGACTTTGAATCAGAGGCAGTTGGCCTACCGATTCGTGCATCGCTAATTGTAGCACATGATATCTTAAATGGTCATGAATTGGAAAATTATCCATATTCACAAGAAGATCAACGAGACGAAATCTATGATGAGTATAAATCAGAGTTTTCGACAGTCCTTATTCATAAGGCACTGAAGAAAGCCGAGATTTTATATCAAAATCAAGATAGCCTTCTAGCAGAGGGAGCTCGCCATTTATGGAAAGCTCCAGCTAATTGGACTTTCAAAGAACCTGCAAAAGGTAATGACGGTAAAGTACGAATGTACTCAGCCGGTTACTATGCGGGTATCGATGATATGCCCAAAGAGATTCTGCTATTGCAAATGCAAGTTGAAAACTTCTTCAATATGATAATTGACCAAGATGATGCTGCTGTTAATCCAGAAACTTTACATGATAGAATATACGATATTGCCTATAAACAGGCAAAGTATAATCATGTAAGTTTCGAAGATGCTATCAAACTATTAGAGGAGGTCGAGGCATTAGAGTTTAAATATACTCTAAGATTGCCGGAGGCGCCTGGAAAGACTGTGTTGGAAACAACACCCATAATTTCTGTTTTAAGAAATATGGTTAACTATGAAAAAGTTAAAGCAATCTGGAAACCTTTAGACTTCGCTACGTATAATTACGCTAAGAAAATTGTATAAATTACAAATCTTCGCGGTTTGATCCAGCAGAGAATTTCCTATTTACTCCAAAGCCAGAGTGGTACACTTAAGTACCCAGAACTATAATCGTTTACACGACTAGTAATTCCTCTCCATAAAATCGGTTTACACCGAGGGTTTGGATTTGAGGAGGCG